CGAGGGAGCTCGGTTCTGTACCACAAATCCTTTAGATTGTGGAGCCGAGACTCGAGTGACCTTTCCTTGTGGAGCGGTTCTATTCTTCTTGTTATTCATTTTGTATGGGATCCCTGGATGAAAACCAGTGACTATACATCTTGATCAAACCAGTGGATGGAAGAGCCGTGTAGTCGATCGGCATTCTGGTTAGCACGGAAATATTAAGTTGTTAAACACCGTTTTGGTCTATTACTGATCAAGACCCCATAGATAGTTTAAGGTCATATCCGGGACCAATCCACTCACAAACGAACGCGAGTGAGGACAACAGAGTCCTCCAAGTGACGCTTGAGAAAACCAAGCGATACCTTACCACGATAGGCATGAACGAAACGTTTGTGATGTTTCTTAAACATGCCCATCTTGGCAGCAATCTTATGAGCCTCAATTGAAACAACCTCAACGGTCAGTTCTGGTTGATATCTAAGATTGTGGAGGATAGTTGCATCTTTAACAAGAAGCTCACCCGGCAAGGGTGACATCTTAGGTTTGAGAGAGAGGAGACCATAGCGATACTTTGAAAGCTCTTCTTTCATTGACATGGGCCCGGCTCCAATAGTTTTCTTAATTGAGAAAAACTTTGAGTCACGAATCTGGACAAGGGTGGGCTCCTTTACAAGGCTATAACCCAGGTTAACAAAGTAATCCTGAGTAATAGTAGTCTTGAGAGGAACACCATCCGGAAGGTACATTTGAAGTCCTCCATAACAACGTGGAAGGAAGAAGTTGTAGAGACCAGGACGGTTAGTCTTACGACTAACCCCTGATTCCTGCTCCAAACCCTGTCGGTTGTAATGGATAAACCTCATAAGGCATCTCCTCTTGGAGATAGCACCACGGACACACTCATTATAACATGAGCTGAAGGAAGCCTGTTTGGCGTCTTCACGTCCAGTTACCTTAGCCTGCCCAGTGAGAAGGCCAGTGTTAAAGAATGGTAGAAAAGTAAAGCAGATATCTTTTCGCTGATAGTCAACCTTAGCCCGGAAGGGCTGAGAGTTGATAAACAAATAATCAGTAGAAACATAGTTCTTGCCAAGGGATTTCTCAAATCCAACAGACTTAATGATTTCAGACCAGATTTCATAAAGTCTACCGTTGGTAGGAAAAAGGATATCATCTCCATTGACTAAAACAGGCAGATCACCTTGCTCAATATGGCGACCTAAAAAGGTCTCCATTGCCCTCCAATAACATGCTAAATTAATAGCACACAAAATTGGAAAAGATAGCGGTGATCCCATCAACTGTCCTGATTTTTGTTCAACATCCTCAATGCCAGTCGAATCAGGGTAACAGATTGTCTGTTCATAAAGAACATCTCGACAAATCTCAACGAACCTTGGATCGATACAATAGTACTTGTTAAGCACGTGTTCAAATGCGATCTTGGTCGCATCCATAGACAAATTATCGGTGGCGGCAGAATAATCGCCACTAACCCACTGCATCCCCGGTCTGAACAACTCTGGGATCGATTTAACCCGATCCATAATTGTCAGGGCCAGAGAAACGTCGGGTTGTGAAGTAAGATTGAATATCGGGTTAGAACCCAAATATCGAATCATAGACTTCTGACAAGTTTTGACCACGTTATACTTAAATGGCTCACCCTTTGAGATTAATCTCACCTTGAGTGGTTCGCAAACGGCGGAGACCATCACAGCTTTATGCTTTGACTCCCTAAGTACAATGGGGATAAAATCCTCAAAGGAAATTGGGAAACGGCCCCTTTGCTCAACGACCCCGGCCAGGGGAGAGTAACCCATAGAAATGAGTTCATCCATATCATCACCAAGACGTTCAAGGATTTCTTCCTTTGCCCCACCACGAGCGACTGAACGCTCAAAACAGGCTGCAGAAGAAAATTCGTAGAGTTTCGGCTTTTCAGGCCGAAAGCCTTTGAAGATCTTCTCTGTATAATCATACAGGATATCTCGTTCAGACTCAGGCATAGGTTTGGGCTTACCTAAAATCTTTGCTTGTTTTTCCATGGACTCAAGGACCATGGATTGGGGAACGAGACCAGCAGCACGTTTGGTTTGAGAGAGAGAAACCATAAGTCTAAAGTTACGATTTGTCTTAGAGACAATACGATTTCGTAACCACTTACGGAAACTACCCTTGAACAGTAATCCATCACTAGATTCGGTCGGTCTTTCTGGCATTTCTGTCTGCCTAAGAAAGCAAGCAACGATATAAGCGAGATGATATTTTATCTCTTTAATTGCTTGAAGAACCGGCATAGCGCAAAGGTATCGGAGGGCAGCCTTGAGAGATGGCGATACTCGGTTAAGGAACCGATGGTGTTCAACACCTGAAGATTCCCCGAAGTTGTCCATTAACACCTCAAGATAACCACGAAACCATGGCAATACCACGTAGGTTGTGTTACCCAGCACCGAATAACTTGGGTGCGTTGGTTCACATAGAAACTTACTGAGTTCCAAAAGGACATCAGACGTTTCTTGTGTGGGCACACTCTCTGTGTCGTCACCACGACGACCGAGGGCAACGCAAAACTCATCAACTACAGTCAGGAAGTTACCTTCCTTGGATTGTAAGTCAATATGTT